TACTACGGCAGGATTTCAAAGAGAACTTTCTTCCACCTGAGCGAAGAGAACTTCTCTTACATTACTTAGAGGAGGTGCAAAAGAGTGAGCGTGTGCCATTGTCAAAAATGCAAGTATTTCAATTCCGACGTTCGAGATTGCATGAGGAGTGCGTCGAGGTTGAAGAGCCAAGAGGAGAATCCAGTAATTCTGAATTGTCCGGACTATTGTGTAAAGGAGGTCAAGCTTGAAAGAAGAGACTGAAAACAAGATTGCCTTTTACTTTGGTTTATCTCTATGGATTGTCTCAGGAGCGCTGACAGTCTTATTCGCGGTTGGACTCGCTGGAAATAATATGTTGCTTCTTTATATCTATGGCTTCGCTTCTGCAAACTTTGAAGGAGCTAAGATATTTCTATGGCGCAAGGGAGGAGGTTATAGAATAGCAGCTTGCTTCTTTATTGCTTTTAGTCTAGTAGGCTCGTTCTTTTCAACGGTTGAACTCGTAGATCAGTTTAAGAGCGAGACTATGACTAAAATAAGTAAGTCTGCTAATTATGACTCAAAGCTAAAAGATCTTAATACTTCCATAGATCAATCAGACTCACTTATAAAAGCCATGACTGACAGATATATAAACACAGGAAGTAAGACAAGTGCTGAGGCTTACGAGAAATCCCTTAATGAAGAGCGCTCTAAGAGACAATACTTCGTTTCTGAGAGAGATAATCTTCTCAAAGAGGGTGAAGCAACAGGCGTTTCTAGCAAATCTTCTAGTAGTTTATATAACTTACTGAGTGGCAAATCGGATAATGCACCTATTGGAATGTATTTAATTAGTGCATTTTTTTCCATCTTAATCGAACTCGGAGGAACTTTACTCGCTGGCACTTCTATTGAACGCAAAAAGGCAGTCGAAGTTAAAATAGCTAAGAAAAGTTATCCTCTGAATCCAGTAAAATAAGGAGCATTTTATGACAGCTCGAGAAATGGTTGATATGAAGCTGCATGAAACTAAAGAAATAGGTTTAGGCTCATGTAATATAGTTCTACGTGTTCCTGGGGGTTGGGTATACTTTATAGACAGCTCAAGTGCTTTTGTACCCTTAGATTATGAGTTTGTGAATAAAGCAGATAACGAGCTTTATGCGAAAAAGGAGATTGAATTTTGAAAAAACTAATGCTTGTTTTACTTTTCTTCCTGAGCATAACTTACTTAAATGCTCAAGTGAAACTCAATTATACCATTGAGCAAGCCTGGTACAGAATGAATGAAATGTACTCCCAAGAGACAGACATGAATCTCTTTGGAATAACTGATTACTGGCAAAGTCCTCCGGTATTCTATCTTAACGGAGTAGGCGATTGTGAAGACTTTGCAATAGCAATTATGCTTCTTACAGGAGACGATAAAGTTACTCTACAAGCAGTAAGATTAACCTTCTATCCTGATCGATGGCATATGATAGTAAAATTAACTAAATTTCTCTGGCTAGACCCTACTGCGCCAGGAAGGTATCTAACAAAAGCGAATGTACTTGAATATGGATATACTTATACATATCACGAAGTACTAGATATACTTCAAAATGCTCCAATAAGAATAAGATAAGAGGGTTGGTGAGGCGAAGAGCTGAGGGAGATTGAAGAGCGCCTGAGGGCGCAAGGAGGCTGAAAGTGAGTACGACGAAAGCAAGTCCTAGAGGTTATCATTTTTTTGCCGAGTACAGAAATTGTCCTCGCAAGTGGTACTTAAACCATGTAATTGGCATGGAATCGGAAGATGAGAAGACTTCTACATTCGTAGGAAGCTTACTTCATGAGGTTCAGGAACTCTGGTGCAAGGGAATGAAACCAGAGGAAGCAGCTCAGTATTTTGTAGATACCATGAACAAGAATAAAGAAATCTTCATGGAAGAAAAAGACTTTAATACGGAACTTAGGAATGGTACAAATGCCATCGTTGATTGGTTTAATCGTTACGGAGACGACTTTGAAACCAAGTTTGATCTAATAGGTACAGAAGTTCTTTTAGAAGCTCGCATTGACGATATTCTGTTCACAGGTTCGATTGATAGAATCTATCGAGATAGAGAAACCAAAGAGATTATCGTCTTTGACACTAAGACTACAAGGCAAGGTGCTGAGAGAATGTTCAAGAGCGTTATGCTAGGTAATCAGATGACTGGATATTCCTTCCTAGTGCAAGAGAATAAAATTAGCACTGGAAGTCCAGCAATCTGTATTGATATTCTGGAACTCAAAAAAGACGCTCAAGCAATTCGCTTTCCTTACCAGTATATAACTCCTGAAAGAACGATGGAGTTTATATACGAGACTCTAAGTACAGCGCATTCGATTGAACGATCTTTACGAGGGCTTGACTTGAATAAAGATGCTCTCAAGTTAAATGTTTCTTCGATAAGTGATGAAGAGATGACAGACTATTCCTTTCCAAGAAACTGTGAGAGTTGTGCAATGTATGGCTGTCCTTATGAGGAAATCTGCCATACTAAAATAACTTCCACTTCTGAGGTTAAATACCCAGGATTTTTGTATAAAGATTCTGGTAAAAAGGTATTGACAGTTGTTAGTAAACTTACTACATTAAGTTAGCACACAGGGGGATACTATGGCATACGATGCAAGCAAATCAAGTTTAGGTTCTTTAGTAAAAAAATATGGCGACATTCAAGGTCGTGGCAGAATGATTCTTATTTACGGTCCATTTGGTTGTGGTAAGACTCACTTAGCTGGAACTGCAGAAAATAGCTTCTTCCTAGATAGTGATATTGGCGAGAATACACAGCTTCGTAAAATGCAGATTCCCTATGTAACCGTCTATACGAAAGGCGCTTACAAACGAATCATTGAAGTTATCACTCATGCCAAGAATAAGACTGATATTTTCGATGTTGGTGGTCCTGCAGAGAACGTAAAAACAATCGTCTTAGACTCATGGACTAAGCTCAATGAACAGATTTTGAATGAAGCGTGTATTGAAAATAATGTAGACCTCACAAAAGGTAAACCTACTTTCACAGAATACATGATGCTTCAAAACAGACAGGTAGAAATTATAAACCTGATGAAAGTAGTAATGAGCGAAAGAGGAATTAACTTCATTGCAACAGCTCTTGAAGTGTTACAAGGCGATGAAGCTGAGGAACTCAAGCGAGAGGCTAATTCAAATAAAGCTTACTCAAAAATCGAGGGAAGCCCTGATCTTGTAGGTAAGTTTAGAAAAAGAATTGGTGCGGAATTCGACGAAGTTTACTACCTAGAAATTGTGCAAGCTGCTACTCCATTTAGAAAAGTATGGACAGTACAGCACAATTCGTACCTAGCAAAAACCAGACTTGGATTACCTGCGTCAATCGATAATCCAACAATCCCAAGCATTTTCAAAATGATGGATGCAGCAAAATGAGAATAGTACTTGGTGCATTGCTATCATTCATATCAGTGGCAATGGTTTTTATGACCATTTTCTACTTCTGTAGAGCAATAGTTCTTGTTGTAAAAGACGCTTACGACAAAGCAAAAGCAGAAGATCGCTGGCAGAGAACTAGAATAAGATAGATAAATTGCAGGGTAATAAGCTTGAAGCCGAATCAAGCTATTGGAAGGCATACAAAGCTAGTATGCTAGAGAAGGTTCGAATCCCTTGACCCTGCCTATAGCTTTTCGTATGAAGGGCTAATAATTTTCTTGGAGGCTATTATGAACGTATCAAATCTCAAGGGCTTTGTAAAAGCAACAATCACTAAGGGTACTTATGTTCTTGAAATCGTAAGTGTAAAAGAATCAGAAGGCAAGAATGCTGATGCAAACGGTCAATTCACTCCTATTCTTAACTTCGACTACAAGATTGTTGGTCCGGATTCAGCAACAAAAACCAATAACGAATCTGCAATCAATGAACACATTTTTGAAATGGTTTGCTTACCTCGTGAATCAACCAGCGCTGCAGGTAAAGACATGATGATGGCTAACATGAAGATGCACCTTGTTGCAGCTTTCGGAGAGGACTTCCCTGATGAGATTACTACAGAAGACTGGGTAGGTAAGCTCGTACAGGCTAATGTAGAAGTTGATTTTGACGACTACAGCAAGGAAGACAAGCCAGTAGTTAAGAAACTTCAAGCCTACGTGGCTTCTAACTAAGGAGAAGGGGAGCGCAAGCTCCCTTGTACATTATGGGAACACCTACAGAAACAGTCAAAGTGCGCTCAAACTTTACTAAAAATCCAGTGTTACAGATTACAATTCCTAAGTTCTATGCTTCACTCCTTGATGTTGAAGCTGGGAATACTATAAAGTTTGAAGCAGTTCAGAACAGCAAGGGCGTGTGGACTTTAGTAGTTTCCAAGGAAAGCAAATGAAGCCTGGCGAAACATTAAAGCTTCCTAACATTGGCGCTCGTGCCACGTTGGACTTTCTCAGCGGTGGACTCTTCCACCGCTCTCTTGCTCTCACGCTCTCCTTTCTTCCTACCTCTACACCCTCTTCCTTCTCTAAGGAAGGCTTTCTGAAAGAGATACGGGAGATACTAGACGTCGAGCTTCCTCCTAAAGCTAAACTTATTATGCTTGAAGGTTCTCTGGACATTCCTGTGATTGTGTATGAAATGCTATTGGCTACTTTGCATGATCGAAACTACATAATTATTGCTAAGAACAATACAGATATGAGACTGCCATATATGGATAAGCTCAATTATCTCATTCAGATTTCTAGCAATAACTTCTGTTTCGTTTCGTGTAATGAGTTCTGGTATGCACCTGATACACTTGAGGAAATGCGAAATTCTAAGCTCAAAATAGAACTCCCTCCTAATTTACCTAACAGTTTTAGACTATGTTTTGATAGCTCTAAGATTAAAGTAAACCGAGATGAGCTATGCGAGTTGCTTGTGAAGAGCGAGCAAGTATGGTCGGTATTATAACCGAGCATTAACCCCTAGCCAGTCTTTCGAGACTGGTTTTTTTATAAGGAATAAAAATTATGAGCGGAGAAAAAGATGTTTCCTCTGGCGGTATTGGATTTCTCGGAGCACTCACAATAGCTTTTATTGTATTAAAGCTTGTTGGAGTTATAACATGGTCTTGGTGGATAGTATTACTTCCTACGTTGATTCCACTAGCAATAGTCATAGTAATACTAATTGTTTTAGGAATTACACTCGTAGTGCATGAAGCTAAGAAAATCAAGAAGGCAGGTAAGAAATGAGCGATACACAAGAAAAAATCCCTGAGTTTGATTTAAGCAAATTCCCTAAAGAAGTAGTAGCAATCGAAAATAAAGCAGTTATAGAAGGCTTAGGAAAAACTAATGCTCAGATTGCTTTAACTAGGTTCAGTAAGTTTTTCGTAGATATTTCAGCCTACGAAGAAAAGGTAAAAGCAATAAACATTACTGAAATTACTCAGGTAAAGGAAATGAAAGAGGCTCGTGATATTCGTCTTGAGCTAAAGTCAATTCGTGTAAATGCAGACAAAGTTCGTAAGGACTTAAAAGCAGCAGTACTCGTTGAAGGTCGCATGATTGATGGTATTTTCAATGTTATCGCAGGACTGACTTCACCTCTTGAAGCTAAACTTGAAGAGCAAGAAAAGTTTGCAGAGAAAAAAGAAGCTGAACGAATTGCTAAGGTTAAGCAAAATAGACTAGTCGTTTTAGCAGTCTATGAAGTAGTAGAATCTCCTTATATAGACTTAGCAAAAATGACTGATGTCGAGTTTGAAAGCTATGCAAATTCGTGCAGAGACGCTTTTCACTTTAAGCAAGAGAATCTTAAAAAAGAACAGGAACGTCTAGCAAAAGAAGAAGCAGATAGAAAAGAAGCAGCTCGCTTAAAAGAAATTGAAGACGCTCGTATTCGTGAAGAGAATGCAAAGCTCAAAGCGGAGGCTGAGGCCAAAGAGAAAGCTCTCCAAGAAGAAAGGGAGAGGGCTGAGAAGGCAAGGCTTGAGGCTGAGGCTGAGGCACAACGAGAGCTGGAAGCGGAGAGAGCGAAGGCCAGAGAGAAGGAAGAAGCGGAGGCGAAAGAGAGAGCAAGATTGCAAAAGATAATCGACGATGAAAATGCTCGGAAGCTTGAAGAAGTTCGCAAGGCACAGGAGGCAGAGGAAGCTAAAGCTAAGATGGGAGACGACGATAAGTTGCACGCTTTTATGCTAAGTATTAGATCAGTTGAACTTCCTAAGTTTGAGGATAAAGAGCGATGGTCAAATGTTTGGAAGGCGAGGGATTTATTTTTAGAAAGTATTGTTAAACTTTAATTAAATTGCGTGTCGTGCAGACGCTTAACTGCACGAAGGAGCGAATTATGGTACTTTCAAAACAGGTTAAGGATTATGTATTAGAAACGTCGGTAAATAGCGTTTATCGGCCTAAAATTGAAGAAGTTGAAAAGCAACTAAGAAAAGAGCTTGCAGTTTATGCTCTTGAGGTAGGTATGATGCCTGCCTCAGAAATACCAGAGAAATGGAAAAAATATATTACAATTAAATCAGAATTTAGTTTTAGAATGCCTTCCACATGGAAGTATCTTTGTACCGAGCAATCTTTTTGCTACTCTCAGGTAGATTATAAGTTTACTTTAGATAATGAATCAGCGTCAAAATATCTACCTTCCATAAAAACTTATGAAAATCTCTTAGAAGAAAAGAAAAGCTTTCACAGTGATGTAAAATCAGTTCTTGCAAGTTGTAGTACACATAAACAATTACTTGAGACTGCACCTGAGCTATATAAGTTTGTACCCATAAAAGATATAAACTCCGGAAGTCTTGTGCCAGTTCAAGTACTGAACAAAGTACGTGACGCTCTAAGCAAGGGAGAATGATATGTCAAGAAGTCTAAGAGAGTTTGTGTATTTTTGTAAAGATAGAAACTTCAAATTCAAGCCTCCTCAGGCTACTGCAGTAGAAGACTTTTTCTATACGATGCAAAAAGCTGGCTCTGGGTTTAGCACACTTATTAGAATGTTGCATGCTTATGATAATAGAAATGTAAAAGTAACAAATAGTGTAGTTCAAAGTAAGAATGCAGAACTTCTTTGTGTAGACGACATGGGTAAACCAATGAATCCAGGTCAAGTTATCTACATGAAGAAGATGTTTTCAGCGAAAGAAATTGATAAGCTAATAGGCCAGACAAAGTTTGTAACTGAGCTAAAATCAAATGATACTCTAAAGGAGCTTACTATGAGCGAACGCACATTTAGTTATTCTAAAGAAGAAGAAGAGAATATCGCAAGACAGTATGAGGCTACTCCTCGTATTGAACTAGAAGAAGAGATTGAAGTAAACATTGCTTTACTAAGACAGCGTGTGAGAGCATTGAAATCTTCATCAGAGATAATTCCTAAGTTTGACGAGATTGTTGGCCCTGAAATGGGAAACTTAGTTCATAAGACTTACACACACAGAGTTACTCCTGCGGATATAACAGAGATAAATAAAAAGAACGAAGCTTTATACAAGGCAGTTCATCTGGCTCTTGGAGAAGTACAAAGTCTTTTATTTAAGACTGATAGGATTCTTATTAAGTCATATAGAGCAAATAAAGAATACCTATCGAGAGACTTTACTCATACTGAGGAGGACTAAATTATGTTCAGCTCAGAAATTGTAAACTTCATTGTAGGCCTCGTAATGCTTAGCATTGTAGGTATTGTTGGACTTATAGCACGAGGCCTCTTAGGGGTTTACTTCAAAGTGAAAAGAGAGATTGAGCCTAAATGAACTTATTTTTACTAAGTTAAAAATTATTACAAAATATCTTTTCTATATTGCATAAATCGCTTTTTAGCTGTACGCTTATTTTTCCAGGAGGCTACTATGAGATTCCGCAGAACACTATCCAATTGCAAGGAATGTCCCCAACGAGACAGAATAAGAATTAGATCAGAATATCCCGACGAAGGTACAGAACATTCAAAATTACTGTTTATATTTCCATTTCCACAAGATAAAGAGGTATTAAACGACAAAGTAATCGCTGGCGGTCCAAGTGATGTAATGAATTATATCCTTCACGTTGCAGAGATTCGCCGAGATAGAATAGGCCTAATGAATATACTTTCATGCCAGCCAGTAGACAATGATGCTACGGCCTTTGAGACAGAAGAAGCATTTAACTGCTGTGCTAGTGGAGTTAAAGAAGAGCTAGAGTTCGCTTATAAACAAGGTTACAGAACTTTATTACTACATGGCCAAGCAGTTCTCGATTACTTTAGAATCTCCGGCAAGGCTTCAAGCCTCCGAGGTTCCATCATTACGCCCTCCGCATTCACTTCCCTCTCTCTTCCACCCTTTCGCGCTGTCTGCACTCTCAACCCTCTTGACTTCCTAAAAAAGACCTGGAAACGTTCAGATGGTGGAAAAGCTGATGCAACAATGGTATATGCACAAGATATACAAAAAGCACAAGAAATCTCAGATTCAAATTGGAAACCTCAAGAAGAGCATTTTAATACCGACCCTTCTTTTTTAGAATTAAGAAACTTTTTACGAAATGCAATTGAAACTAAAGCACTACTAGGTGCTGATATTGAAACATCTAGCCTAGACCCTGAGTATGGTGAAGTTGTTGTACTCGGACTTGCTATCTCTGAAACCGAGGCTATTTCAATTCCCTTTCATTTGAAGTCAAATCACGATTCATGCTGGGGCATGGCTGAAATGGCTGAGATTAAAAAACTTCTTGAGCAAGTATTTATCGAGTGTAGTTTGATTTTTCAGAATGGATTTTTTGACGTTTATTACATGATACGAAAAGGCTGGAAGATTCCTATGAAATGGGCGCATGATACAATGCTACTTCATTCAGTTATTGCTCCTGAGCAAGAGCATAACTTAGGATTTATTACTTCGATATTTGGAAAGACTGCTTACTGGAAAGATGAGTTCAAAAATAGAAAAGGTTCAATCTATGATATGGACTCACGAAAGATGCGTGAGTATAACTTAAGAGACTGTGTAGTATTACTTCAAGTTCTCGACCCTATGTTAAAAAAAGCAGAAGAACTTAATGTTATAGACGAGTATAGAAATTGTATTATGCAGCTTGTAGAGCCAGTAATGGTAATGCAAGTTCGTGGAGTTCAATTTGCATTTAATAAGATGACTCGCTTCAAAGAGCTTATGAGTATGCTTACTTCTCAAAAAGAAAAAGAGCTTAAAGAAATTGCTCAGATGCTTCCAGGATTCAACTTAGATTCTGACGATGACATGAGATGGTTTTTGTATGGTATTCCTCCGAAGAAGTTTGCAAAGCTTCCTGAGCTTGAGACTAAAAAGAAAAAAGATACTTTGGTTTATAAAAAACTTCTAGATGTTTTAGACGTTCAGAACACTAAGCCAATTTATATACCTAGTTCTTACAAGCCTCTTTCAACCGATGGAGGTAATGCTTCCGTAGGTAAAGATGGTCTTCTTTCGTATAGACTTTTCTTAAATAATAGACTCGATGTTATTTCTATGCTAAAAAATCCAGACGCAAAAGCTGAGGAAGTCGAGCAAATTACTACACTCATGAACTGGTTAAATATCTTTCAAGAGTATGGCGAATTTCAAAAGCTTTTCACTTCTTTTACTTCGTATAAACCTGGAATTGATGGGCGTATACGCTGTAAATGGAATATCCATGGCACAACAACAGGTCGTCTAAGCTGTTCAGAGCCTAATCTAATGCAATTACCAAAAGCGCATGATGAAAGCGAAGTAGAGAAATCTGAAATAAGAAATTTCTTTATTGCTCCGGAAGGCCGATCTTTCGTTAGCGCTGACTTTGAAAATGCAGAAGTTTGTATTCTAGGTTGTGAAACACTAGACCCTATTATTTTAGATGCTTATGAGTCGGGTAAAAAAATCCATGATATGAATGTTAAAGCACTCTTTGGTATTGATCGTTCAGACCCTAACTTCGAACACGCTAAGGCTGCAGCAAAAGTATTCCAGTTTGGTCGTATACAGTACGGTGGTGGAGATCGAGGCGTTTATAAGCAAGTAGTTCTTAAAGCACCTAAGTTTCCATTAACTTTTAGTCAATTCGCAGAGGCCTCTAAGCGATGGTTCGAAGCTCATCCTGCATTCGATATTTGGGATAAGTGGATAACTAATTTAGTTTTAGCTGAACGACGTATCTATACAGAGTTTGGTCGAGTTCGTGAGTTTCATGGCAACGATGCAAATATCGTTCGTGAAGCTAAGTCTACACGTATTCAAGGTGCTGTAGCTGGCTGGATGAATAGATGTTTTATTAAAGTCTGGCAAGAAGTAAAGCCTCTCAATATAGATGCTTTTCCAGTCTTTCAGATTCACGATCAGCTAGTATACGAATGCGACGATAAAGACATTCCAGTCGTTTCAAAAATAATTAAAGATACAATGACTAAACCTTTTATGTACCGAGGTTTTAGTCGAGTAATGAGAATTGATCTATCAGTAGGAAAAACACTTGGAGCTTTGGAGTAAACTATGGAATCAGCAATTGATAGATTTGGCCTAGCAAAACCACTGGAAGAAGTAAAAATCCCTTCTGTTCCAGAGGAAATACCTAATCAGCCACAAGCAAGACCGAAGGCGCTTCCTCTAATGCCAGAAGTCGAAGAGGAAGAAGTTAAAAAGGGAAGTCCTGGAAGGCCGAAGGGGAAGAGGAGGGAGGGCGAGAAGTCGGGTGAACGCAAGAGAGAAGAGAATCCGATGGAGCAATACAATATTGACTCTATTGAACTCAAGCCTTGGAAAGGTCCAATACCTATTCCGTTTGTTCCTCCCTTGAAAAAGCCTTACAAAGTTACTCACCAAGAGAAGTTCATTCCTCAGCCAGGGTTTATAAGCGATTTCGTATTCTGGCTTAAAGGGCGTGAAAGTCCGACTATATTTAATATCTGGGGTGGATTATATGCGCTTGCTGTGTCGAGTACGAGGCAAGCTAAAATTGAGTGGGAAGCTGGAAATCTATTTCCTAATCTGTACTTACTTTTTGTTGCTCCTCCTGCTGTATGCCACAAGTCTACTGCTATGAATGCAGCAAAAAAGATCTTAACAAAACTTCCAGAGCGTATGAAAGATTATTCCTTAGTCTTAGCTAATGAGAAAAAAGTACACTCTATATCAAGTAAAGCACCTGGCGATGCTCTTGCTATGTGTCTTGCTCCTAGAGAAAGTCTTTATTTATTACCTAATGGAACTATGGAAACGGTTCACTATGGCTCACAGGCCTATGTAGCTGCAGATGAGTTTGCCACGTTTATGAACGCTAAGTCTTACAATAAGGGCTTAACTGATACTTTAACTCAGCTATACGACTGCGCTGACCAAAATGATGAAATGTCTCGAAGTCGAGGTTTTGAACAAATTAGAGATATTTACTTTAATCTTGCAGGAGCTTGTACGCCAATTCACTTGCAGACTTCCATACCGAGAGAAGCATTTGAGGGCGGTTTTATGTCTCGAACTGTTTTAATATCACAGGATATGCCTGAGGAGTTCTTTCATAAACCTAAGCACTTTGAAGGATTCCCTCAAGAAGAAGAACTTTTAGACAAGCTCTGCTGGATATGCTACCACGCTAGAGGCGAGTATAAGATGACTCAAGAAGCAGAAGACTTCTATGCAGCTTGGTACTATCCCTGGAAAGAGAGTCTACTTGCAAAAGGAATTGCAGACGATTCTTACTCAGAACTTCGCTACGATGTTTTAATGCTTAGAATTTCATGCTTAATGCGTATGTCAGAATATCGAGAAGGTTTTGATATTACTTTACAAAACATGGAAGATGCTAAGAAATTACTAGACTATACATTCTCCTTACAGCCTCAGGTTACTCAGATGGCTACTGCAGGAGACGCTAAGAAGCATTACATTACACTTAGGAATTACATTCAAAAACAGGGTGAAGTTACTCGTAAAAAACTTCTTACTCGAATGGCACAGAGCGATTGTATGGCTATTGAAGTTCAACAACTTCTTTCACAGCTTATGCAAGAACGTTTAATAACAATACATGAGCCTCTCTCTGGAGCTGCAGCAGGTCAATATCGTCAGAGTCATGCACCATCTACAGCCTCAGAAGAAAAGTATCGCTGGATTGAGGAGACACTAGAATGAGCGGAAGAAAAAAGTTTTATGAAGCCTTAGATGTTACTAAGGAATATGTAATAGCTCTTATTCAAGAGCATACCTATGCTACAATCGTTGCTCGAAAGCTCGGTGTAGATAAGGAAGCCGTAAGACGTTTTATGATTGCTGAGAATATCCCTATCGTTCCAGGAAGGCCTAAAGTAAGAGACTTAAAGAAGTCTGAAAATAGAATGATTGACCGATGGTTCTTAGCTAATCCAGGTAAAAAACTGCCTATGAACTCAAAAGAAGCTGCAGCACTCGTTGGCTGTGATGTTTCTACGGTGAATTACTACAAGCAAACTAAGTCTCGCAGAGCTTTGAAAATCATAGAAGAGCTTGGCGATTTTAGAAAGCTTGGTTTAATCCTTGATGATATTCAAGGGCGTAAGATAAACTTCAAATTCGTTACTGAGTATACGATGAAAATAAAACCTAGTTCTTTTAACGTCATCATAAAAGGCTCAATTGGCAGTCATATTTATTTTGAGATTAACGTTGCGTATTCTCAACTCTACAAACAACTAACGAGAAAAGACGATGAGTGCTGAAAAAAAAGATATTCCTGAGCCTAAAAAGATGTACCCTGATCTTCCAGTAGGTTTACGCATTAGAGATACCACAGAGGAAGAGTTCAGGGCTATGGCTCATAAATGGAGAGAAGATGCTTTCGACGATAAACTTGATGCAATGGAAGCTGCAGGAATGGACACCTCTCTTCTCATTGCAAAGCAAGCTAAAAAACGAAGTTCTGGTACTCCAAAAGGTGCAAGACATAAAGCTCATGTACGAGCTGTGCCTAAACAGCTTATTGTAGCTGAGGGATTTTTTAGGTATGACCTAGATTATCGCATTTTTGAAAAGCTTAATGGAAAAGCTTTACCTCCCAATACAGGTATAGGCAAGGCTGTACTCAAACTTAGTCCAGAGTTAGAAGTAATTCAGGAATACAAGAATGCTGCAGCAGCTATTCAAGACTTAGGAGATTTTACCAAAACTACTTATGGTAATATCTCAAGAGCCTTAAAGACTGCACAACGACTATTAAAAGGTTTCTATTGGATTCGTAAATGCGAGTATGAAGCTTTTCTCAAAGTAAGGGAGGATATTCGAAGTGAATTGCGAGCAAGAGAAGAGTGTAAGTGAGGGTGAAGCGCTCCACTGGTTTGGCCGAGAAATGGAAGCACGAACGAGAGCGGTACGTGAAGAGAGGAAGAAGAGGGCGTTGCCCTTGAAGATAGAAGAGGAAGGAGAGAGTATGAAAGATTGTCCAATTGCACCATTAGGAACGAGAGTAATTCTAAACCAGCTTACGAGCGAAAAGGTTACTAAGAGCGGAATCATTATGCCAGAGAGCGCACAGAAGAAGCTCAATGTAGCTAGAGTTCTTGCAGTAGGTCCACAGGTAAAGGAATTTGCCACCTTGAAGCCAGGTGCTGCAGTTATCTTTGATAAGTTTACGCTTGTTGAAATAGAATACAATGGTGAACTTTATGGCATGATCGAAGAAGCCAATATCTTTGGCGTAGTTCCAGAATAAAGAAAAAGGGAGGCGCTCTTGCCTCCCTCTCTCCCCATCTTCCAGCCCTCCGCACTCAGCCCACGCCTTCCAGCTCTTCTACTCTAAACCCCCTCTTCCTATTGCATACTATTAAGTTTCACAGATTCAGATGGAGTCGCACCAATGAATGAGATCATTCCTGCAATGTTGTTACCTTCGTTCATGTATTGAACGCCTTTTAACATTCCTTTTGCAGCAGAAGTACCTGGTACAAGAGTTCCCATAATAGAATTAGGAATACGCTTTCGTGCCATAGCATTCTCTGGTCTATCCCCTATGCAATTAAGCATATCATTCATGAGAGTCCAATAAGGACCACCAGAGAATGTGAAAGGGTCAGTCCATAAGAAGCCCTGGTAATCAACCCCTACTGCCTGAAATGCGTAGTAAACTGCCATTGAATTAAGTACAATCTTAGCAGCTCTTGAGGCCATCTTAACTGGATTTCCGTCTTTTAGAATACGACTATAAAGATCAACGGTCGAAGCTGGATAAGTACCTACTTTACCAAAGAGCTTTCCAGGTACACCACGAAACGCTAAACCCATAGAGCCTTTATTGTAATTGAACATAGTGGAATTCATTAAGAATGCTCCATATTCTAGCTTGGCAGTATCGATTTTACCTTCTGAAATTAGCTGAGAGACACGCTGCTGAAAAGGTGCATCTGTAAAATCTAAGCTCGATTCAAGAAGAAATTCTTTCGTGTTTATAGCACCTGATTTCAAGCGAGTTAAACTACGCTCAATGAGGTTATCCGCAGTCTTAAAACAGGTTGCTCGTAAAAGAACTTCTGAATTTTCAAGAGGTTGCATCATCGTCTCAATGAGAGGGCTTCGAGTAAAGTTTGCTGAACCTATTGTAAATAGATTTTCACTCATCATACCCATATCGAGAAGCTTTCGTACATACTCTTTATCTTTTAGAACCTGATCGAAAGATTCAAGAGCGACTCTATTCTCTGTGATTGCTCCGAGTAAGTTAAGCTGTGTTAAGTTACGAACAGGATTGAATGTCTTTCCTGCCTGCGTAGCAAGAGTGAAATTATTACTAAGCTTTCCAAGTAAATCACCAGTTATAAATCGTTCTTTTAAGAACCAGTCTGTTGTATCTAGGCCAAGTTTTTTAGCTCCTCTTTCAAGAATATCAGTATAGGCACTTGTGATGTCTATGGAGATTCTTTCAAGAGTCTTTGAAGCTGGCGTAGTACCACCTAGGATTTCCGTTATAGTTGACTTATAAAAGGTAATCATGTCCTTAGGTACATTAGTCTTCGTATCACTTAACTTTACAAGGACCTTCTCTATTTCACCAAGCTGTGAACCTAAGTAGAACTTTTTATTCATGGAGTTTACAAAAGTCTCCATAGCTACTTGAGCATCCTTCTCAATAAATCCATCGAGAAAAGCTTGTGTTCTGTAGTTCTCAGAGAATTGCTTTAGATCATGTGGAATTTCTCCACCAAAAGCTGTTTTGAAAAGGTCATTCAGATTTCCAGGAGCTTGCTCACCACGTTCTGCAAGAGCTGATACAGCATTGCGTACCTTAGGAGCATACTGAGTCAAAAACTTGTCCATGTCTAGGTTAAAGGTCTTGAATAAAACGTTATAAGCTGCACGAGAAGACTCTAAAACTCTAAGGTCCTTTGAATCGATAGCGTGTTTGTAGAAGTTTTGAGCATAGTCTGTCCATTTATCCTTAGGCATCATGAGTAAATCTTGCCACATAACACGTTCAAGCTTAGAACTCTTATCAAAGATAGTCTGAACTACTGGCTTCCACTTTCTATTCGCACCATTGAGCATTTGTATTTGACGAGTAATTCCTCTGTAAGATTCGAGCAAAGTTTTATCGCCTGTTTGTTCTGCATATTTAGCAAAAGTAGATTCACTCGTGCCTATGATTGATTGCAAGCCCTTGTCTATACCAGAGAGGCCTCGTTTAACTGCACCTGTAAAGGTTTCCTTGTTTAACTTAGCTCTTCTTGCATCTAAGCGTGTCTCGGTGATGAGATTTGTCTCTTCTGCGAGTACCTTTTCCATCTGTGAAAGAGATTCTTTACTGAGGTAAGACTGAGAAATTAGCTCCTGTACATCTTGAGGAATAGGGTGTTCACCTAAGAACTTAATCATATCATCTTGAGATTCAAGAATAACCGGAGAAACTTTATCATGAATGTAAACTCTTCCGTCGGGAAGTACATCAGAAATAAAACCACGTAAACCTAGTTCATTTTTGAAAGTTACAATAGAGTTTACTTCTGTATCAAGGAAACGTGCTGCAGCCTTTAATGAGGTGAACTCTTTTGTTATTCCAGTTGAGGGTGAACTTAAAACATAAGTATGCTTAGAATCACTAAGTCTAATCTCACCTGCAACAGAAGACTTGATTGTCTTTCCTTGTTTCATTACTGATTTATAATCAGCAGCAAACTCTGTTATTTGCTTTAACGTGCCTGAAACAATGTTCTTAGAGTAAGATATTCTGTTAGATTCAGGGTCTATAACGTAAAATCTAGGCTCTGGCGTATATCCTGGATTACCTATTGCATTTGTCAATCTTGAGTTTGAATTTAATACCTGTTCAAGAGAACCTGCATCAGTAAGTATTTCGCCCTTAGTATTTCGTAAAGTAAATACAGTTTCAGCTTCGCCTCTAAAATTAACCTGCCCTGTTTCTTTCTGTAAAACTAAGCCAGTCTCCTGTCGAACTAAAGTCTGTAAATCTTTGAGTGGTACTTTATTCTGTGAGATTGCTTCCTTCCAGATAAAACTTCTAGCTTCGCCCATATTCTTAAAGGCTTGCTCCATTAAGTTTCCATCTAAGCCAGGCTGTTTAAGTTTTATACTGATAGTTCCATCAGGAAGTTGCTTTGAAGCATAATTAAGACTATCTGCAATGCTGGCAAAAGAATCAAAATGAGCTGGGTTTACCTTATTGAAAGTAGTAATTTCATCGAATACTTTTTTCAAATTAGGCTCTATTCGTGCATCATCTGCGAAATCAAACAAGGTCCTGAATAAAGTTTCTTGAAAGTCTTTCTCATCTGCAGCAGTCTTTATAAACTCTGGAATAGATAAATATCCATTCTCTAATTGAGAAAGCATAGTTCCCTTGTTCATGCTCCAATTAGGGTCTTTTACGATCTTTAAGGAGTCTAAAACAAGGTTATTCTGCCCACCAGAAGTAAGTACATTTCGAGCAACGTATTCAATTGAATCAACGTCTAAACTACCTCCACGAGAAGAAGTAAGATTTACCATGCGCTTGGGGTCAATATCAGCCATAGGAAGACGACCATTCATTCTTTCAGTTAGAAGAAAATCGTCTGCTTGCATAGCACCTGCACGCATACTAGGCTCTGTAGTTACCTTAGGCATACCAGTTTTAGCATTCTGCATAAGGAAATCTGAGGCCTCTCGTGAGTTCTTAAACACAACAGGAGGAGCGTCTAAATCGTCTAATGCTGAGATAACATACTTTCCGTCTTCGAGCTTTGCGTCAAATCCAGAAATTCTACCTATGAAAGAAACATACTCAGGAGTACCAACTTTAAGCTGACCTCCTACTTCAAGTATTGCTTTATTATGAGCTGCGTTATCGATGATTTTTTGTCTATATTCTGGCTCTAGGGAGTCTAAGATTGCCTTATCCGGAAGCTCTCCTGCTCCTACTGCCTTTGCAATCACCTCTTCGAGTTCGCCTTCCTTTGCACTTTCAAGTGCTGTTCGCACTTCCTTTGAAAGAAAATCCAAACCTCCCTTGAATGTCTTAAATGTCGCTCTTCCTGCAACGCTTAAAGCTCCCATGAAGGTCCAAGCTATGTAGTCCTGTGCAACGTCTTGGCCGTAGTCTGAGGCTATCTGCGCAAGCGATCTATTCCATCTACCATCGTACATTACATCTTGTGCCGAGCGTTGAACTGCTTGAACTGCAGCCATCGTTGTAGCCTGGATAGTTTGCTCTCCTAGCGCTAGAGCTAAGGTATGCGGAATATGTGGAAGCTTGCTTAGTAATTGAACCGCTCTTCCACCTTCACCAAAGATCCCTCTTGTTAGAAGTCCTGCTTTACCAACATTACCTACTAAAGTAGCAGTTAAAGCTACCTGTTCAGCCATATTAAATACGAAGTTTCCTGCACTACCTAAGGCACGAAGTTCTGTAAGTTCTTGTTCTGAGGCTGCATTATTGTCTTTAAGTATATGCTGCATATAAACTGCAGCTTTTTCAGACTCACTTGAGTTTATATCTAAAGTAGTTCCACCGAATTGTTTTACAACAGGGTCAAATATATCTTGCAATCCATCGACTGCCATAGAAACAAAAGAGCCTTTTGCAGCTCTTAAACCCATAATGTCGTCTTTCAAGGATTTAATAGGGTCTTGCTTAAGGCCTACTACATTAAGAGCAAGCTCTCCTGCGGATTCTAAACCAGTTCTGGTTTGTCTTGCTAGGAGTTCTTCTTTTACTGCTTGCTCTCGTTTGTCCATTTCAGCTTGTAAGTAAGAGTCTTTTAACTTAGGCCTGCGTAGCATTAAAGACGAATACAGAGAATCAAACTGAGGTCTATCTAAAGTCTGAACTTCTGGGTCGAGCATGACAACCTGCTGAAAATAAGCATCTTTTACAGACTGTTGCTCTTCATAATCAGCCTGTAGATACTCGGTAGAGTTCTCTACCTCATCCCATGTTCTAAATCCTTCCATGATAACCTCATTTATTTGTTAGTATTAAACTTGAACTTTTCTGAAATGGCCTTAGCTTTTTCTATATCTGCAATAGCTGCTGTGCCACCTACTGCTATAACTTCTTGAGTAGGAGCAATCCAGTCTAAAAGAGGCTGCCAGAAAGGCTTACCTTCAACAGGAATACGCTTAACGTCAGATTCTCCTAAGCCTAGAAGCTTACCCATGATATTAGTATAACCCTTGTAAGTTTCGTTTGTCTTTAGTAATTCTGCTTCTGATAAAGTAGATTTACCACGTATCAGTTGTAGCATTTCCATGCTGTACTTAGCAATAGTTTCCATGTTTTTTGCTGTAGCATTTCCCTTCTCTGCATCTGCTTTTATAGCTGCTGCTGCAAGGGCATATTCACCATTTATTTTCGCAACCTCTTTCTGCGCTCGTATATTTCCTGCGCCTTCAAGTCCTGCTGCGGATAAATCCTCTGCATCTAAAGAATTAAATCTTGCTTTGTAAGTCCTATCCATTTCTTTACTCCAAGATTTTACTGTTGGAGAGTTTACTAAAGCACTCGTAGAGCGAACAAGTCTCGAAAAGTTCTGAGATTCTTGAGCTTTTTCTTGCGGAGTCGTAGGTAATTTAGCACCTTGAGGAACAATATCTTGTAGAGTCTTTTCTACTTCGAGATTGATCTTATTAACTGAGCTTTCTTGAGCAGGAGTCAAATTCGGAGTTGCTCTAGTCATATTCTCAAAAGTTTCCATAGCAAGATTCTGTCTAGCAAGAGGTTGATTTGCAATCATTGCCTGGAAATCTCTTTTAACATTTCCTAAATCGGAAGAGGAAGATGTTTGAGAGGTAGACGAACTCTGGGCTTGTGTGGGAGCTTGTCGCTGGAACATAGCGGGAACGTTGGTGGAAGAGGGCGCAGTAGCGCCTGTGGCCTGGGAGCGAGCTTGCATCTGTTGTGCGAGAGAAGGAATAGAAGTAAGACCAGCCATGCCTTGAGCCAGAGCTAAGATTTGAGCTTGTCTCTGTGCAGGATTGATTGCACCTAAAGCTTGGGCATTAGCTTGAGCTTGTTCCTGTGTCATTCTAGCACCAAACTGCATGATGTTTTCTGGTGGAGGAGTATTAACTGCACCTGTTGCTTGAGGTTTTGGAGCTTGTACTATAGGTTTTGTTTGAGTTACTGTGTTAGTCATTTGAGAACCAGTGTTTATTTTCTCACCTACTTTGGTATTAAAACTAGGTCCATTTGCATTCTTAGCACTTCCTAAAGAGACTTGCTTTGATTTTAAGGCCTGTATGGTCTGATTTGCAGCATCTCTACTAGGTACGACATCCATGACATTACCTAGGCCATCGAATATAACTTCTGTACCTGGACTCATAGCATCACTTCGCTTATTCGCTTTAAGCCAAGCATCGACTTTTTCTACTTGCCAGTCTTGTAAACCGCCTTGTCCTTCATTGGTCGCTTTCAGTGGTACTGATGTATAGTTCGAGACGTCTCCTACCTTACGCATATCTACGCCAGCTTTCTGCATCTGTACGCTTGAAGGGTCTGAGGATTTTACTGTATTATCAATTGCCTGTGTACCTTGCTGCCCTGGGAGTACTCTCACACCCTCTGCATTGTTCTGTTTCTGATTTTCCTCTGGTACATGATACATTGCATAGGCCTTAGCACCACGCTCAGGAGTAAGCTGTGAAAGGAAAGTAGCTTCTTGTAAAGCAAGTTGCTCTAGGTCTGAGTCATTCCATTGCTGTCCTGTAGCTCTTCCTTCAAGAGCAAAGCGCTGCTTAATCATATTCATGGCTTGAGTTTTTACGCCCTCGTCTGGACTTAGAAGCATTAAGCCTATTTCTTCACGCTTAGAATCATAGTCTTTAAGACGAATGTTTGTTTCATTTTCAAGCATTCGCTGTTGCTCAGCGTTGTAGCCTTTTATCTCTTGGCCCGCTACATTCATTGCTTGAATCCAAGGATTTGGAGCGTCTCTATTCGGATTTGATATTACTTGTGCATTTACTACTGGCATCGATTTCTCCTTGATTGATCTATCTTATTAAGGGTATATAACATTTGCATCATACTGTGGACCATACTGTGCATTTGTATTTCCTGGGTTATAGGGGTTATAAGGTGCTGCTGTTCCACCATATGTACTAAACGAAGGTGCACTTGTGTTCTGCTTAGAATTTTGATTTTTAGCTAAACTCTGTGCCCCGCTTGCAACTCCACCTGCAGCCATAGCTGGATTTCCTGTTGCAAGGCCTACGCCTATAGGAATAGCTGCTGCTGCTACTTGCCCCATTACATTCAATGGAGTTTGTCCTGCTTGGCCTTCTACGAATGAAGGAGCAAGAATTTGTTGCTGGGATAATCCTGCGAGCTGTGCAAGTAGATTACCTGCATTATTAGACTGAGAATTATAGAGATTGAGCATAGTATTAGGCCGATTATACTCATAGTTCATTTGATTCTGGAAAGCATTACCATAGTTCTGTTGGAACGCATTCGAGTACATCTGATCATACTGTGCAAGTGTTTCTAAGAGAGGAGACTGTGCTGCAGCATTTAACGCTGCTGCTTGCGCTCCACCACCTGTAGAGAACATACCACCTCTACCCATCTGAGATTCCATTCTACGAGAAGAGTCATACGAGCGCTGTCGGGCTAAATCCTGGAATGTCTGTCCTGCTTGTGAAGTAGCACCTCTTGCAACCTGGCCTGCCCAATCCATGAGCTGAGACTGATTTGCTTGCATAAAGGTATTCATAATATCGCCACTAGAGCGATTTGCAAGAGACTGTATATCAGTACCCATTCCAGACAATTGCTTGTACCAGTTCTCTGGATTCATGAAGCTATTCTGACCAGTTAATTGATTGTAAAAGGCTTGAGACTTTTCATAGTTTAAGTCTCGCTGTCCCCCATGCTGTTTTACCCATTCTTCTGTTAAATCGTATGCAGGAGTGCCACCTTGAGGAGTATTTGCCCAATCCCAGGCTCTTCCTACACCTGCTCTACGCTTCTCATCTAGCATAGTCCAAGGTGCAAGTATACCTCCCACAACTGCACCAGCGTCGCTATTCCAAGCTTCACTGACAGCTCTAGTTCCATTATTAACAACTCCAACCATATCTTCCAAAAAACCCATAATTATCTCCTTAATTTCTAAAGTAATTCTATGTAAATATAAAAAAACGTGCAACAAAAATAAGGTATAAACCCTACTCTGTCGCACGTTAAAGCTAAGAAAAGCGCTTTTACCTTCCTCTTGAGACTTCAACACCACGTATTAAAGCTCGCAATGTTACTTCCTCTACCTTTAAGTCAAGAGGCTCATAAGCATTGTCTTCTGGCGTAGTAAACGTTGCAACAAGCTTAAATCGAACTGCTGAACCACTCATTCTAAAGTTAAGTTCTTCTTCATAAGTTCTATGTGTCTCATAGAATGGAGCTGGAACAATAGTATGCTCACCTGTAAAAACAGTTCCTAGAGGTTTATAGCTTCTTCCCCTGTCATTTGAGGCTGAAAGAGTCCAAACTATTCTTGAATTCGACAAAGCAAAATCTAGGTCTAAGTTAAACCTAAAACCAAACTTTGTAAAAGTCTTTTCATTGTCTGGAAAGTCTAAGTCTAAGTCCTGTGTCTCAAAAGTAAATGTACCTACACGTTCAATGCTTGAGCTTGTAGAATAAGTCAAATAGGTATCTGTTGAAATATCCTTCGAGAAACAAGCAAGCCTGTTATAGCTATATAGACTCGTAAGCAATGAAGGCATCTTAGCAATGAATAAAATTATTCTTGAGAAGAACTGCTCGCTTCGATCTTTCCATGTCTTTAAGTAATACTTAGCATCGCTCCAAGTACCTGTTGCTTCTCCCCAGGTTAAAGATTCATTATAAGTCAATAACGAAGTCATAGCTGAGAAGGGATATTTCAAAACGTGTTTCGCCCAAGCTTTTGTCTGGAAGTAGAAAATGTAAACTATGTTTGAAACAAAGCTATTTGACGTAGGTACAGTAATTGCAATTCCGTCATGTTCTGTATCATAAAAAGCTACAAGATTTCTCATAAACGAACTCTGCCTTACTTGTGAGTAAATCGGGCAGTTCATTGGAATTAAAGAGAAGTCTCCCTTTTCATTTGTCTTAGCTGTATTCAGCATGAACATATCAGTCTTTCCTGCAAAGAATAAGCCATTCTGTCCTGAGCATACCGCCTTTGGGCCACAAATAGATATTCCACCTGTATCTATGCGCCTCCATAACCAGGGTGAATCAGTATAAACTGCAGCATTGATTTGTCCAAAATAGATTCCATCTTCTAGGAAAACAACAGGAAAGTCTTCAAGCCTTGCAAGTGAAACAATCTCACCTTGAGACATTACAAAATCTGCATAGTCTCTCGTGTCAAGAAGGCCTGTATTTGCTACTCCTGACCATCTAATACGCTGAGGTTTAATCCCACCAAGCGTAGGCTCATAAGTACCTGCGAGCATGATTCTACCCTGCATGAACATGAGACACCTTGCACCAATTGCTGCTGAATAATCTGGTACAGATTCAGTTGAATTCTGTGTCTCAAATACCCAAGGGACTAAGACATATCCTTGAGTGAGTTTATAAAATCCTTGCTCTGAACAGTCTGAGAATAAATAGCCATCTATGATATTACAATAGGCAATAGGAAAAGGCTCTGTGGGATTAAAGAAAGGGGTTATGTAGAAAAAGCCTTCTCTATAATCTGTCTCTTTTGCTATTGTAATAGCTGAGTCTAAAGTTAAGGAATAACTATGCGCTCCTGCTTCTATAGCTAAGACTCTTCGCACAATTACATCTATTCCTGCAGCTTCACTATACCAAAAGAACTGCATATTCTCTTTTATACCATCTGTAAAAAAGTCATATCCCTCTGAATTAGGTATTGTAATTGTACTTGTTGAACCGTTTACTAGCTGCGTTGTAGGATACTTTCTCGCTAGAGGAACTACACGAGATTTATCATTCTGCGCTACTCCTTGAAAAGGGTTTACATTATATAAAGCTTGAGCTAAATCAGCATAGAGAGAAGTTGCTATAAATGACTTGAATACAATAAACTCACTTATTTCACAGTTAGCATTATAATGATACTGCCATACCGTTCTATCTCTATCCCAGTCTAAGTAATTAGGCGTACCTAGTTCATATATAATATTAGGAAAATCTCCTGATGAATAACTTAAAAAAGCCAGCGCACCATATAAAGTATTGTTAAATACACCATTAACATATACTAGAATGTTCCCACTTGTATTAGCTGGCATAAGCATAAGATGGATTGAACCATCTTTTGAAGGAACATAGTTATCCCAGTTAATTGTTGAATAAGTTGTAGGAGGTAAATCAGAAGTAGGAGTATACATATTAGTAAAGTTCACACCTATTTCTAAACGTAGCCTTCGAGTATCTCCCATAATTGTTCTATCATCATATATTGTCAAGAAAGGGGAGTAATTCCAGGGAGAAGATTCTCCTATGACAGTACCAGCTTCTAAAGGTTTAATAAAACAAGAAAAACCCTTAAACATTGTAGTTCCGTAAGCTGGATTATATAAAAATCCTCTCAAAAAAGATTCTCTGTACCCTCTAAACTTTGCATAGTTATTTCGAGGAGTCACTTCAATCTGTAAAGCTTCCTCTGCATCTACTGAGTAAATACCATCTTTTGAACCATCATTCGGAAAAGGAGTTACACTCGATCCCACCTGGTCTAAAGCCTGAGAAGTATCTTCAAACTTCCAAGCAAAAGCTGCAATATCCTCTAAGCTCGCAGGTGAAGGACTTGCGTAATCTGGTCTGTCTTCAATATCAATTTTAACTAAGTTATTCTTAGTCAAACCAAAGAGATTTCTCGTTCCGCTTGCATTTGCAAACTGAAATAAATCAGTAAACTCCTCAGTCAGCGAAAGCTCATTATGTAGGGGCTGGCTTACTCTAGCACATTGACCTTCACGCATAACTAAGCCATCACTCTTTACATGAAGATTCTCTACTAATCTACCTCCACCAGTAGGAATCATCTGTGGAGGAATATCTGTAAACATACCCTTGTCTAAAGGTCTTAATGCAAGAGTCTTAGGGTCTAAGGGATTATTAACATCACTCATAATTACCTCGGTATAAAAAAAGATGCTACCAGTAAAGCCAACGTTACTGCGTTAGTTACTAATAGCACATTGCGCTGTAAAAGTACACTATTGTATTCCTCTTCTACTCTCTTCAATCCATCTTCGCAGCTCTTCAAGCTCTCCGCCAAACTCTTCAACCGTTCCTGCTGCTCCTTGCAAACCTTCTCCGAGGTCTCCGCCAAGCTTTGAGATTTCATCAAGTCTTGCTTTAAGCTCTCGATTTCTTGCTTCGACTTGTTCAATAGATTTGTAACTTCTTGCAATTGAAGATTCAAGTTCGAGGATTGTTCGATAGAGTTCTTGAGCTGTTCTTTCAATTGAACTTGCGTAGCTTTGAGATTCAGATAAATCTGCTCTAAGCTTTCCAATCGAAGAAGAAGAGTGGTTGTTGAGGTAGACGAGGGTTGAGACTGCGCCGATAGCGATAAGCCAGGGAAGAAGGCGAAAAGCAAGGCGAAGAGGAGAGAAAGAAAGTGCCTTCGGCGAGGAAGGCACAAAGTTTGGGGTAGGCACAAGACTTACGCCTTCGGTCCAAAGAGAGAAGTAAGCGAGCCAATTACTTTCTGGAATTCCCTTGCTCCAATAAATAATGCCCATGCGAGAAGAGCGATGTTTCGTGTGTTTTCATCCTTCTGGTTTAATAGCCAGACTATATTTGTAATGATTACAAATACGCCTTTTACGCAAATAAACTTTGTAATTAAATCTACAAAGCGTGAAAAGATTGTCTTGAGTGTTATCATTCTATCGACCTCCGCAAGTGTTTTTGTTAGCATGATGTTCTTCAATGAGTTCTTTCAAAGATTCTTTTATGTCAGCCATATTTGAGGCCATTGCTTGCATAAGACTCTTGAGTTCTGCCATTGTTATCTGTAAACCATGTGTTTCTGCAGCTCCGAGCTGCACCTTTTGTTCAAGTTCTATTCGAGCTTGCTTTTCTAGGTCCAAGTCTTTCTTGAGCTGCTTAAATTGTTCTTCCCCAGCACCCTGAGCTTTTGCTGCTTTTATGCTCTGGTTAAATTGGTTTTTTGCTGTAAAGAGAAAAAGTATTATTGTTATACCAAAGCCAATGAGTTCTGGGGTTACTACCATTTTTAGCCCCTAGTCCGAGAGAGTTCAGCGTTTACATCGATGATTGCACCTGCTGCAGCTCCTACGGCTCGCACAATAACGTCTGTTTTTTCTGGTACTATTAAAACAGGATTATCATGGAAATCTGCAAGAACTTGCCCTGTAGCTAATTCAAACTTCCAGAATTGATAAGTCGTTTTGTCTGTTGCTGCTGGCTGGTGTAGCACTATTATTACTGATGCAGCCTGCCCTCGGCATGAAGCACTCACAATATCAAGATTTGCATTTACTCCTGCCGGAATTGTAACCATTCCTGTATAGCCTACTGAAACGCCTACAAGAACTTTACAGATGAGACTTGTGAGAGTGCCAGGTACACCTGCAGTGTATGTTCCACCCGTAGTAGTTTTTACGGCATAAATATCCCCTGCATTTGTAAAACCAGAGCCACAAGATGAGACATAGATTTCAAATACACGAAGGAAAGTTTTTGTACTTGTTACTTTGGTTTGACCATTTAATGCTACTTCCTCAGTCTGTTCTGCATAGTTTGCATCTAAACCTACGATGGTTACTTTTCTTGCGCCTGAGCCTGTTACATCTACATCATTTGCACTTGAACTTGATAGATCGAGAGCAACGGCTGTAGGAAGTAAAGCTGCCCATATTGTTGTAAGTAAAGCTTCGTTTAGATTTACTTCTGTTGTGCCTACTGTGGCTCTACCACGTAATCTGTATGAGCCTACTTGAAAAAGTGATTTCTTCATAAAGTTCTCCTAAAGTAAAATGCTCTAGGACTAAGCCTAGAGCTACGAAATTATCTATGAGCCTATGCGAGTTACATTTAGATATATGCTAGCTGTGATTGATGCCTCTCCTCTTATGTCTACTACATCCCCCTTTGTTAAGTACCTTGTTTGACTAAAGGCTGTATATAGATTTGCACTTGCTTGAGCTGATAGGATTGTATTTAATGAACCATTCTTAAATAAATCCAAGCAAGCCCCTACTGTAGAACTCCAAAACATACCTGTGAAAGAATACCAACCAGAGTAGGGAGCTGTAATTTGTCCCGTAGAAATATTTAGAATTCCATGTGTGTCTACGAGTTCAGCATTACCTGTGTATACTATTGGACTTGTTGTAGTTGTAGCTTTACTCGCTACTTTTACACTTAAACCAACAACAGGGGGAACTTCTGCCATCGCACCACCACGAGAAATGCGAATTCTCCATCTGTCAAATTGTTCTTTAGCCTCTGCCCAAGAAACTGTATCAGGGGAGCTATAAGCATCCATTGAGGCAAAACCACCAAAGATTGCCCTAATTGTTGTAGTGTTTACTCCTGTGCAACCTGCGCCAAAGGCTGCCCCTGTTGTATTGTAAAAGTTCGGGCCTAAACCCTCGATTCTTTTCCCCGCACCAGCTATATCACACATGACAGAGTTTGCTTCTTGCCATATTCCAGAAGTAATATGCCTAAACTCTAGTACAATTGTCTCATTTGGATTTAGTGGCCTAGGCAAAGTCATCTCATAATTCGTAGGAAGCGTATCTGAAACAATAGGACTTCCTTCTATTCCATTATAAGTTTTTGCAACAACACCAGCAGTATTAACTACTGATTCAGTATTACTTAGATAGATGTTATTTTCTGCAGCTACTTGAATTGTGTTCGACCATTGAGCTACTGGGAATGAAGCTTTTATTGATATAGTTACACCTGTACCAAGAATGGTTACAGCAGGTAAAGCTGTAAGTCCTGCTTGACTATCTGATATAACCGAGATATTCATATAAGCTTTTGAAGGCTGTATTATAATAGGAACAGTGAAATTGCCTACGGCACTTCTTATAAGATGCCCCGCAAGTTCTGCTGTAGGTATATTCGCCATTGTAGTAAGCCCAGTAGGTATTCCTATTTGAGCTTCGGCAGATGTTGTTGTACCCGCTGTAAGTTTACCTTGAATTTCAATTACTTCACCAATACGACGATACTTAAAATCTACTGCTGTAGGTGTTCCAAAGCCTTGTGTAGTAGGTACATAAGAAATCCAACCACCATTTGCAGGAGTCATTACTGGAAGCATGGGAGATACCAAAGCATCAGCTATTCTAAGAACGCCAATTGTTGTAGTCGAACCAGACTTTGCACGTATTCTAAGATTATAAGTTTTATTCGTTGAAGGAAATACAAAGAACTCAGTCTTAAATAAAGATCCTTTTGCATTTACTGGGATATAACCAGCGGAGATAAACAAAGCTCCTGTAATATCATAGAGACCAATTTCTAAGTCATTAGCCGCGAATGAAGCTCCTGTATCAATAAAAAAAGCAGCACTTATCTTCCAAGCTGAACCTAAGTAAGCTTTCTGTACTGTGAGTGGTGCTTCGATATAGTCGTTATCTGTAGCTGTAGCACTAAACGTAGTCATTAAAGCACCAAGATTGAATAAATCCTGTGTCGTATTCCATGTTGGAGTGGTTACTTTTGAGCCTGAACCTTTTACCCAACCATCTACATTTTCTTTAAGTGAATTACCTAAAAGATTTACAGCTCCCCCACCTCCCAAGTCTGCACTTAAAGTAGGTATAAAAGCCTGTGTAACCTCGTCAAAAATATATAAGCCACGACCGTCTCCCTTGTACCAAAGACGACCTTTGTCCTCGGTATCTAAAGGAGTAAAACCATCCGGTCTTACTGTAGGCGTGGAAGTATTCTTGTAAGCCTTAGCTGAACCTTCCTTGTGCATACCATGCTTTACTTGAGGCATTGCATCTGAGGTATTTAACAAATGCTCAGTCTGCATACGCTCTATTAAAGCAGCTCTTGTCGCCTGTATTGCTTCGTTTCCCTCAGAAATTAACTCCTGATTTGTAGGTGAACTAGGAAATGTACCATCAATTTTATTTACCATAAATTACTCCTTGTTTATTGGCGTTAGCATTGTGTCATAGCCATCTTGCTCAAAATCATACGCAGTTCTCAAAGTCTTTAAGAGAGTGCTTAGTTGCTCCCATGTAGCAGCAGTTTTTGTTACTTCTTGCATACGTTGGTACATTTTCCAGCAAGCATAAAGAATAAGAGCTTCCTCAAAGGCATCGGGTAATTCAGATGAATCTGTTGCATTAACCATAGCTAAAGGATAGGCATAGACTTCAATTCTGTAAGCTAAGTTACGTGTATTTGGAGAAGGGAATAATTCAATTCCCTCACCTGTCTTAAAGTAAGTGACTGGAACGCCTAAAGCTGTATGGTCTTGCTCTGAGTAATTTAACTCAGTTAAGCTTGTTAGCTTTGATTTATTTACTAAGTCATATACATCTAAAACTTCTAAGACTTGAACTGCTCTACCTAGAGGGTCATTCTTAGAAGGATTAGCTAAACGAATTTTTCTATGACTCAAATATGGTGCTTCTGTTCCTGTTATTGTATAATCGTCTATGAGAGCATCTAAAATAAGCGCATTAGCTTGTGAGAGACTGTAGATAAGTCTATTTTCACTTCCAAAGGTTACAATAGCATCCGCATAAGATTCTGTAATATCAAACGTACCAAAAAATCTGTAGGAATTTGCTGCAAGTTTAGACACAGAAACAGGAATATAATTCGAGAAATTCCCACTTGGTTGCATGAGATTATAAAAAATCGATTTTTTTAATTCACGAAATCTAATTCTCTGCCCACTAGGAAACTTCCATGTAGCAATAACTCTTTGAGCTGTGTTTAACGCTGAGGCAATCTTTATAAATCCTGGAAAAGTCGCATTCACTACGGGCGTACCTGTAGTATAATCATAGATTTCAAGATCACTAGGCTCACCAATTATCTCGAAAACTTGAACAACCATTTCTTCTAACGTCATTTCTGTTGCTCCCTTGGTAAAGTATCTTCGAAGCACCTATTCTTGCGACAATAATACTTACCATTCTTCTTTAACATTTCATTCAATGGAAAGCTCATCGTGCATATATCACACAAGCCCCACTTCACACCTGCAGCGGTTTCTTTTGTAGTTCCATACTGAGGCTCTAGCATTTCAACGATAGGACCATAAGGCACTCCCTGCTCGTCAACTGCTTGTACTTGTACTGTCTTATATCTAGGTAAGTTCATAAACGAATTGTAAAATATATAAAAATTTTAGGCAATAAAAAAGGAGAGACTATAATTAAATAGTCTCCCCCAGGAGGAATAAAGCGCCTTTAATTAAGCACCAGTCGAACCAACCATGTACTTATACTTGTTCGAGAACGAAGTTAAGCGCATTGTTGACTTGTACATCTTGTTACCAGTAGCGAAATCGCCTTCTGATTCAAGTGATGCACGTTTCTTCCAGAGCAGACGAAGATCGTAATCTTCGAAAAGAACGAACCAAGAATCCTGATCGGTAATGTAAGGTGAAAGAATAATCTTCCAATCATCTACGATACCAAACTTAGGATTAAGCTGATTGTCCATTGCTGTACCTGCAGGAGCAGAACTAGATACTGGAACAGTACCTTCCATTCTTGAACCATAATCCCATACTCGGCCTGTTGACTTGAGTAAGTCATTTGCAACCCATTTGAGCTTAGGATGACAAACAAGGAACTTAGGTCTTACTGGGCGTAAGAAACCATTTTCACCTACAAGGCCATCACCGTATTCAAACGCTGACATTAAAGTCGTGCTTGAAAGAGCGCCAGTCTGTAAGTTATTGATGGTTACACCACCTTTTAAGGTTACGTGGTTATTGGCAAAAAGTGCCTTACCGTCTTCACCAGAAGAAGCAGTAGAGAAACCATTGTTTAACGTATTAAACGCAAGGAACTCAACCATTTCAACAGAAGAATCAACAAGACTTCCAGGAATTTGTTTGATCTTGTCAAACAATTCATCTTGGAGCATTTCTTCTGTAACCTGAGTACCTAGACCGTACTTCTTGTAAGTACGTGCAATCTTGTTACCTTCTGATGGAAGATCGAACTCAACGCCCATACCTTCATTGATCTCACGCATTAAGCCGAGTTCAGAAAGTCCAGCCTGAGTGTAGTCTGAACCTTTCGGACCATCTTCACTCTTAAAGAGTGGCTCATAGTAGCGAACCTTGCGCTTCATAGCATCAAGGTACATCTTCATAATTGTTCTATCTAACTGTTTAGGTAGATTTACTGTTGATATTGGTGCTGACATGAATTACTCCTTATGCTAACCAATCAAGAGATACTACGTCAGCATAATCAAGCTGAGTACCTGCCTTGTCATAGACAAGAGCAACAACTTTGAAGTGAGTCTGGGTAGTATTAGAAATGTCCAATACCTGTCCAGTAGTAATACCAAACTTCTTACCTACGATGAGGCCAGTTTTTGTTGATACAGCTAAACGAATAACTGTACCTGGGAGTAAAGGCATTGCTAAACAGTTTGTACCTGTAGCACCTTTCTGTCCATTTACAATATGCGTAATAGGTACAACACCTGTACCACCTGGCGCTTTGGTGAGAACACCATCTGCAACTGCTAAATGGGCTAAATCGCCAATAGCAATAACGCCTGTCGCAACTAAATCTTGCAACTGAGGGGATATATTACCACCATCAAGATTGCGTACATAACTTGCCATGAGTTACTCCTTATCGTTCTTCTTTTACAGTCATACTCTTTCCGATGGCTGCATTAGCGTCATCTTTCTGTTTTCTAATACGTTGATAATTTTCCTCAGACGTACACATAAGAATAAGCTCTACTTTACCGTTCTCTGAAACTTCATAATGCTTTCCTACTTTTTTCAAAGAGCAGGAAATAACATCTTTTGAAGTAGCTACTCGCCAGCCTCGACCTGCAATCTCATCTAGCATATCAGGTCTTGCCATGTAACCACGAAGTCCAGGTGTAAGCACATAACCGTTTATCTTTGCGGAAGCACTCTTAGCATAGTCGCCCTGTCTAACAGTCAACTTACTAATAATAGGGTCTTCCTCTTCGTCATCGTTTCCCATTTCACGAACATTTTCTTTTGTTGCAAAGTATCTAGTCTTAGTCTCTGCATTCAATTTAAGAATCTGTTCGTCTGAAAGTGTAGGAAACTCTTTCAAAGAAAAATAAACGCTTGCACCTTCTTCCATAGATTTAAGCATATCTTCGAAAGAATCTCCATCTTTATAGTTCACTCTTGCTTTATCTTTTGCCATATATCGCCTCTTAGGTATAAACTAAACTTACTTGTTCAAAACTTGAACAACTTACTCCTATAAAAAATCAATTAAAGCGCTTTTTACTTATAGTTTCCGAGAACTCCCTCTTCGCTGAGGTTTGTAACATAGTCGTTGAAGTGAGTCATGGAAACGCCAATGTTTCTCATTTCACGCTCGATATTCTCTTTCTGCCGTGTGGAAATCCTGATTCCTTGATTGGAGGCTGCACCTTGCTGGGAAGTCGGGGGTATAGAGGGTGAAGAGCGGTCAGCGAAGGAATTAGCCTGGGGAGGCTGGCGGGAAGTCGGGGAGGGAGAAGAGGCTGCGCCGGAGGCTGCAAGTCTTTTCTGAACTTCTGCCTCGATGCGAGCTTCGTCATCTTCTGGGTGGTTTCCGCGGATAGTAGCAAGCACTCGCTTATATGAGGAGGACTTCATTCTTTCCTGCATAGGTAAGGAGTTTGCGATTGCTTCGAACTCTTTCTTATGCTTGTTGTAAGTAGCAAGGTCCGCTTCTTTCATCAGAGCCATTTCTTGAGCGAGAGCTATGTTAGTCTCAACAAGGGTATTGATTGCTGGATTGACTGAGCGAGTGATCATATTTTTAATCTGTGATGCTGGCTTGTCAAAGAGTTCTTTTTCAAAGCGCTTATCAAACTCTTCCTCGGTTTCCTGAGGTGCTTGTGGAGCGTAAGGCTGATACTGTCTCTGCTGTGCATTCTCTTCTAAGCGACTGCCTAGTCTGTCGAATGCGCTTGCAAGTACTGCTGTCTGGTCCGCTTGAGACTCTTTTGCTTTGTACTTCTCTTCGAGTTCCGCATAGCGAGCTGCGAGTTCTTTCTCTTGTGCCGATTGCTGAGGAACATCTGTGTCCTCAATGACTACGCTGTTCTCGAATCCTGATTCAAGCTCTGAATCATCAGTTATTACAACTGCGCTTGGATTTGTCTCTGGTAACATACTTTACTCCTCCTGAGAGTTTGGTAATTCTTCTTGAACTTTGTCAAAAAAGCTCATTAAAGAGCGAACTGCTTTCAGCTCGCCCTGTAAACTAAACATCTTATTCGATTCTGTGCAACTTATAAAGTTACATAGGAGGGATTGCTCCTGGTTGTGGAGCGCCCTGCGGAACTGGTTGCATACCTGCCTGTGGCTGGCCATTAGCTCCTGCCATTCCTCCATTGCCAGGTTGTACTCCAATTGCTCCCTGCTGATTTTGTCCGTTTGCTGTTCCACCTGTTATCTCCTGTGCAAAAAATACCTTGAATTGATCTGGGTCTGGTACGAAGTTTGCTGGGTCGCCTATCTTTAAGGACTCTGCAAATTGACGAGCAAGTGCAGTATTGCCATAAAGTATATGACTCACTAAGTCAAGAAGCTGGGGATTCTTCATTTGCTGTGCTTGTGCGAGCATACCAAAATACTGCATGGATTTTTCCGCATAAATGGTATAAAACTGCATGAATTCCATCATGTTCTTCTTTTTTACTTCTTCACTTCTCGCTCTATCTGTAGTTTCTACTTTGAACTTGAACTTGCGAGGAAGGTCCTCTATTGGAGCGCTTAAAAGTTCCTGAATGAGTACAGCTTCCTCTTCTGTTACGAGAGATAAGTCTAAGTTGTCCTTGTGATAAGCAAGCTGTAGAAGAATTATGCGCCCTATTTCTGCATAATACTGCTCTACTGTGTCAAAGATGGTTTCTAAAGTCGAAGTACCCTGAGAAGCCTGAAACATCATGGCCTGAGAACCACCACCAGACTTCAATGTCGAGTCTGCCTGTCCAGTCATAGGCTCATTTGTGCCGTTGGCGTCGTCGGCATAGCGCTGCGCAATAATTTCAGCTTGAAAAGTAGAAGCTGTATTATCGGCCATTTGAATCTGTCTGAAATCGCCTTGAACATCCTCAAATATAATTTTACCTGGGTGAATAGTCTCATTAGGCTTTATAGACGAACCTCTCTTCGCTGCAAAAAGCTGCTGTGTGGACCATTTCATGCCATCAATTCTGATATTATGTATAGTGTCTGTCTCATCTTGTAAAAGTTCTGAGTTAAAACATACGCCATCACCATAAAGCTGGTTGATTTCTTCTTCAAAAGGTACACGAACTACGGGTCTATAACCTAAAGCGTTAGGCTCTACTCTAAGAACAGTACCCGTTGCAAGTTCCCAGGTTACGATAATGTCTTCGAATTTGCCATCATCATTCGCATCAAAGAAAGCGTAGGTCTTATAGACTTCAAATACTCTGGTTGAGTCGAAAGCACCTGCTACTTCTGGCTTTACTCCCTTGAGTTCATTCTTGTCTTCTTGGAAAGAAGGCTGTTCACCCATTCCACCACCAGCAATTTTGTCTAAGTTCATATAAAAACCATTCTGCGCAAGACGAACCATTTCTGGCCATGTCTTATACATACGAATTGCGAGCCAGGGTGCTACTTGTAAATCTGACCAGTGCGCACGAGTAAAGAAATCTTCAATTTCAATTGGAATTACTGCAGGAGAATCCTTCGCAACACGAGTTACTTCGATTGTCTTACCTGTTTCATCTTGCTTTAAGAAGGTATGTGCGTCATAAATCCAAGGGATTTCATAGAATTGTGTTCCAAAGGAGACTAATTCAGGGAAAGATTTGCGATTTACTGCATCGATGTTAATATGAAAAGGACTTTTTGTAATTGCATTCATGTACTTTAAGATTGCTTCAAAGCCTAAAGTATCTTTAATGTTCGAAGATTCTCCCGACCAGAACTGTCGCTTAGATGAAAAGTTTCCTATCAGTTTTGTACTGATTAGGCGTACTTGTTTTCTCGTAAGAGGTACAGAAACATTTGCTGAACCTGGAAAGGGAAAATCTTTTGTCTTATTCTCAGGCCTTGCTTTGCGCTGGCGTCTCCACTTCTTGAGATTTTCAGTAAACTCTTGTCTGTCCGGACCATCTTTTACTGCAAGTAGCTCTGTACGTGCAAATTCGATAAACTCGGCCTCTTTTTCTACTGTCTTAAAAAGATCGAAAACCGACTTATTGATTGCTTGGTTTTCTTCTGTTTCTAAGTTCATGTCTTCTACGATTATCTCGGCCATTTGAACCTCACTTAATATCCTGTTGTGGCATTCATTCCACGTCGTGAAATGTGCTGTGAATAAATATCGTCTTCGTCGTCTTCGTCTGTATGAGAATTCATACTATCAGGTTTTAATGACACAGACAAGCCAATTTTTAGTGTGTCTAAAATGTCTCTCTTTTGAGAACCAGGGAATGTTCGAAGCTCCTCTTCAACGTCGTATCTATGAGTCTCATTTACATATAGTAAACCACGCTCAAGCTCAGGTTGAATATAATTTCTGATTGTAACTGTCTTATCCCCAAGAGCATTTATCTCATCATAGTTTATCCAAGTTTTTCTATCGGCTTGCTCACGCTGAATAATAGAAGTAAGAGACTTAAATCCTGCTACCTGCTCAATTCGAGTGCATCTAATTAAGTTTTTAAACTTGTTCCATGTCTCAAACATCCAGTCAAACCAAGTAGTTGCTGGAACAAAATCAGCTTTTACATAGACGATGAATTTTCTGTCTTTTGAATCACGAGAGAGTACCAAGAGAGCTGTCCTGGAAGAGCGAACTGAAACAAACTTATCCTTACCTGCAGGGTCAATCGTCATTACTGTGTCGCAGTCCTTCATAAGGATTTCTTCACCATCTTGTAAAACAAAGTACCAGCCGTCTTTATCATCGTACTGTAGAGTAAATCCGTAAATAGGATATTTTGCGAACTCTACTGTAGTCGAACAATGAGGATTATTCTGATAATTGAGCATATACATCTGAGGCTTAGTCGCAGCAAGTTTTTTAAGATTTTCGAGCGAGTACTGATCTGGAAATATGGAGTAATTATCCTCGATTGCAGTTCTAAAATAGGTCTTCCATTCGCCGAAAGGGTCTACTGGATAAAACTCGTCTACCTCATCCCAATGGCCATGATGTTCTTTTGACTCTTTCATGATCGACTCGTAAGGGTCTTCTAAAGAATATCGAGTACCTACGACAATTTTACGCCCTCGCTGCATAGAAATTAAGAGAGTTCTTTGCGCTCCATCGAACCAATTTCGTATCTTGTACATTTCAGCATTTGCATCGTAATTTGCATTTAATTGAGTATCTGAAACAATGTCATCGCAATTTATCAAGTCAACGTGAATACCTGCAGTCGCTCCTCCTGCTGTCCATGCACCTAAACTCGGCTCAGGAAGAGACTTTGTTCGAGCTGGGCATACGATTTCTGATTCTGTCCAGCGCTCGCCTCTATCACCAGAGGGTACACATTCAGGGTATAACCAGGCTAAAAGTTCATTATCTTCAAAATTAGTTTTTACCTGCTTAAAGAATGCTTGCGCTCGGTCCTGAATACCTGCAAAAGTACCAATTCGAATGTCTGGATTGCGTGTAATTTCCCAAGTATTCGCTCCATGAGTGCCTATGGTAGACTTATACGCTGAACGAGGAACGAAAATTGCTCCTGCACTTCCTGGCTCAAGTAAAGATTGCCTAAAATTACACATATCTAAGTGAAGCGTATTGTTTAAGTCCGCATACGGTCCTGCATAGCCTAGAATAAACTTCTCATAGAACCAAAGATTAACTAAACCAGCTTGTCTAAAAGTGTTTCTGAATACTTCGTTACTCGAAGAAAAGTTTGAACTGGCTACTTCACGAAAAACTTGTTGAAGTATTTCATGCGCATCAGGCTGACTAAAGATAGGTGCATTTTTATGGGATGTTATTTTGAACTCTGGAACAAACTCGGATAATTTCACTCATGCCTCCAAACAAGGGAAGCATAAATCATTTTTTAATAAAAGGCAAATAGTAAAAAAAACCAGTGTAATCGTTGTACACTGGCTACCTGTTCGAGCAGGATTTATAAGGTCGTATGAATGTTACGGCCAATATCCAATGAAAGTATATCTAAGTTTTTTAGCTTTGTCTAGCTAATTACAATCCAATCTTCTGCGAGTACATCTGTTTGACTTGCAAGCCAAGGAACAAAAGAGCTGTCTGCTGTTTTCATAGCAAGATAAGGCAATACTTTTATTATCGTACCTTCTTCTACACCGTATGCTTCTTGACTGTTTTTATTTGCTTTTACTCCTTCTGGATAGCCTTTTTGTAAAGCTATCCACATTCCTTTCCCATTCCAACCTTTACGAGCAACTTTTTTGCCATCTCTAAGTCTTTCAAGTGCAAAGCTAAACGCATACAACTGTTCCATCTTATTCCTCCAAGAATAAAAATATATTAAAAGAGACTCCTTTTTTAAGGGAGTCTCAAGCGCAAAAAGGAGCGTCAGATTTTAAACAGAAGGAGGCTGTTTTAACCCTGGTCTGACTCAACAGGGACTATCATTTCAGGC